GAGCGGCTGAAAGGCTTGCTCACAATCTACTTTAATGCTCAACAGGAGAACAAGCAATGACAGAGCGCAAGTGTGTATGTGATCTGAAGAACGTCTGTCTGTCACCAGTATGCATCCAGGAGTTTGAGCCTTGTTCTTCCGATCTCAACTGGTGCTGTAACATCGGCATAGACGGCAGTCAGTGCGCTCACGATAAAGAGTGCCATCAGCAGCGGGAGGAGACATGAAGGTATTAGTGGCTTGCGAGTACAGCGCCACTGTACGCGAGGCATTCAAGGCGAGTGGGCATGACGCCTACAGCTGCGATCTGCTCCCCAGTGAGATACCAGGAAAGCACTTCCAGTGTGACGTTAGGGACGTATTGGACGCCCATTGGGACATAATGATAGCACACCCGCCCTGTACTCACTTGGCAGTCTCAGGCGCTAGATGGTTCAAGGACAAGAAAGTAGAGCAGGCTGAGGCATTGGAGTTTGTACGGTTGTTGCTCTCAGCTGACATTCCCAAGATAGCGTTAGAGAATCCTGTAAGTGTCATCAGCAGCAAGATACGCAAGCCAGACCAGATAATCCAGCCTTGGCAGTTTGGGCATGGGGAGACAAAGGCGACATGCCTGTGGTTGAAAGGCTTGCCTCTCCTGATCCCTACCGAGATAGTGGAAGGGCGTGAGGCGAGGGTACACATGATGCCGCCTTCGCCTGACAGGTGGAAGGAGCGTAGCAGGACTTTCAAGGGCATAGCAGAGGCAATGGCGTCCCAGTGGGGCAGGTTATGAGATGTTTAGCGTGTCAGAGAGTGTTGAGCGACTTTGAAGCAACGAGGCGCTACGCAGAGTCGCAGGAGTTCCTTGATCTATGCGACAACTGCTTTGAGAGTGTGCGAGGCTCCTTTGAAGTAACCGAGAGAGCAGACCTGCGCAAGTTTGAAGAACTAGGGGACATCCACTACGGGGGCGAGGATGAATGAATCTCTATCTGGACATCGAAACCAACTATGCTCATGACACCATATGGTGCGTGGGGGTCGCCAAGGATGGAGAGGCTCCTTACATAGTCACTGACATAACCGAGTTGAAGCAGTTGATCGCTAACAGCACCACTGTTATCGGACACAACATAGTTAGCTTCGACGCCCCTGTACTGAAGCGGGTCTGGGGCGTAGTGATCCCCTTCAGCAAGATGTACGATACGCTACTGGTCTCCCGTGTGAACTATCCTGACAGGGACGAAGGGCATAGCCTTGGTGCCTGGGGAGGCCGTCTGGGGCTTCCCAAAGGAGACTACACAGATCACGATAGTCCGCTAGATGAAGCCAAGGCAACGTACTGCAAGCAGGACATAGAAGTCACCAGAGCAACATACAAGGCACTGCTGCAAGAGATAAAGGAGTATGAGACTTCAGCTGAGGCAGTAATGCTGGAGCATGAGGTAGCCTTCATTATAGAGAAGCAGGTAGCAAGGGGAGTTTACTACCGGAAAGAAGCAGGGAAGGCGCTATTAGAAGCAGTTGAGTACCGTATGGCAGAGCTGGAGGCGCACTTCGCACGGCTATGCCCACCAAGAGAAGTACAGCAGTACAGCATAGCTACGAAGAAGCCTCTGAAGCCAAGGCTGGAGCACTTCAACATAGGCAGCAGAATACAGATAGTAGAGAAGATGTTTGAGTGGGGACTAGGACACAGCCTCACTGGCAGAACAGACACGGGGCGCTACAAGATTGATGAGGACACACTGGCGGGGCTGGATACGCCAGAGGCCAAGCTGCTGAACGAGTACCTGACAATACAGAAGCGGCAAGGGCTTGTAGATAGCTGGAACGGGGCAGTAGCCGAAGACGGTAGGATACACGGTAGGATCATCACCAACGGCGCTGCTACGGGGCGCATGACACACTCAAGCCCTAATTTGGCACAGGTGCCCAAGGTAGGATCACCAATGGGCAAGGAGTGCCGGGGCTTGTTCGGCGCTACACCGGGGAAGACGCTGGTAGGCATTGACGCCAGTGGGTTGGAGTTGCGTATGCTGGCGCACTACATGCAGGATGCCGCCTACGTCAAGGCAGTGGTGTCCGGCAGCAGTAAAGACGGGACAGACGTACACACGATGAATCAGAAGGCAGCAGGGTTGCCGAGCAGGGATGCAGCGAAGACATTTATTTACGCCTTCCTGTACGGAGCCGGGCCAGCCAAGATAGGCAGTATCGCAGGTGTTTGTAGCTACAAAGCAGGCGTGAACATGATTGACAAGTTCATGGACGCTACACCAGCACTGCGGACACTGAAGGCCAAGGTAGACGCTCTGGCGCAGCGTGGTTATCTTCCTGGGCTTGACGGTAGGCGCTTATGGGTACGCAGTGCACACGCAGCGTTGAACACTCTACTGCAAGGCGCTGGTGCTATTGTAATGAAGAAAGCCCTTGTGATATTCTACAAGGACTTGAGAGCAGCCGGAATTGACTCAGCGTTTGTTCTCAACGTGCATGATGAATGGCAGATTGAAACAGACGTTGACAAGGCTGAAATAGTCGGTAAGCTAGGCACCGAGGCAATACGGAAGGCAGGAGAGCATTTCAAGATGCGTTGTCCTCTTGCTGGTGAGTACAAAGCTGGATTAACCTGGGCGGAGACGCACTGATATGATTTGCTTTAGAGACAAGACCTTCTGTCCTTACTGGAAAGCCTGCACCAAAGGCGATACCTGCGAAAGGGCGCTCAAACCTGAAGTGATCGTTGATGGTACGAAGTGGTGGGGGTCTGAAGATTTCCCAATAGCAATGTACACAGAGAAACCAAGTTGTTTTGACCCAGTAGTAAAGAGCAGTAATGCAACTAACATAAACTAACGAGAAACTAACATGAGCACTACGCCAAAAGTATTACTGAAAGACGTTACCCTGATGTGGGCAGCACTGGACAGCAAGAACAGCATGTCAGACAAGTATCAGGTAGACCTTACCAACTTGTCCCCTGACGACTGCGAGAAGGTGCAGGGGCTGGGCTTGGCAATCAAGACCCGCGCTGACCGTCCTGAGAAGGGAGCCTTCCTGACTCCTAAGTCGCTGTTCCCTATCGTCCCCTTGGACAAAGGCGGCAACCCAGTCAAGGCCACAGTCGGCAACGGCACCAAGGCAGACGTACTGCTGACGTACTACATACCAAAGCGTAAGCCACCGGGTGCGCCAGACCGCTCGCCTACGATCTTGAAGCTCACCATCACTGACCTGTTGGAGTACGTTCCGGCCACTTCTGGTGATGGCGATCTGTAGCCGTGTTGCTCATTGACGGCGACATAATCTGTTACAGGGTAGCCTTCAGCCGTGAAGTAGAGACAGTAGAGGATTGCAAAAGCGTAGCAGACGGGTACATAGACAACATCATAAAAAGAGCTGACCCGGTAGTACAAGACTACACTGTATTCCTCTCTGGTTCTACCAACTTCAGGAAGAACATAGCCGTCACCAGAGAGTACAAAGGCAATAGGAAGGCTGAGAAGCCTCAGTATCTTGACGACATTCGCGCTCATTTACTGACTGCTCACCCTTCCGACTTATCTGATGGAGAAGAAGCAGACGATAGAATCGCCATAGAAGCCACAGCAAGAGGGCATGGCGCTATCATCTGTTCCATAGATAAGGATTTCGACCAAGTTCCGGGATGGCACTTCAACTTTGTCAAGAATGAGAGATACTTCATTACGACTAAAGAGGCCATCCTGAACTTCTATTGCCAGATACTCACAGGCGACCGCATAGACAACGTAGAAGGTGTCTACGGCATAGGGCCAGCCAAGGCGCGTAAGGCGCTCAGTGAGGCCACTACGGAGCTTGAGATGTTTGCTAAGTGTGTAGAGCTGTTGAAGTCTGAAGAGCGTGCGGTAGAGAATGCAAGGCTGTTGTGGCTGCGCCGTCAGAAGGATCAGATATGGGAGCCGCCGACACCATGAAGAAGATGCCGAGCAGGAAGAACAAGAAGCCGCCAGCAGGCTACGACAGCTGGTTTGAGTACGATCTGGCAACAGGCCCACTGAGGAAGGCAGAGTTCCACCCCAGAGGTGTCCCCTATGTACAGAAGAAGACTTACTTCCCAGACTTCCATAAGAACATAGACGGCATCGATTACTACTTTGAGGCGAAGGGGCGCTTCAGGGAAAGGCAGGAAGCAAGGAAGTATGTAGACGTATTGGCAGGGCTTAACGACAGTGAGCGCCTTGTGTTCATCTTCCAGAACCCAGCAACACCAATGCCAGCATCCAAGCGGCGGGAAGACGGCACTAGACAGACGATGGGGCAGTGGGCAGACAAGAACGGCTTTGAGCACTACACGCCTACTAGCATCCCCAAGCGATACCTATAGCGAGGATACACTATGCGTATATTTGTTGTCCCTGACACCCAGGTAAAGCCAGATGCGCCTATCGACCACTTACTGTGGGCAGGGCGTTACGCAGTAGACAGGAAGCCAGACGTAGTAGTGTTCATAGGCGATCATTGGGACATGCCCAGTCTCAGCAGTTACGACAAAGGTAAGAAGTCGTTTGAAGGCCGCAGGTACGTCAAGGACATCAACGCAGGAAGGGAAGCTATGGCGCTGTTCATGGCACCTATCATTGAAGAGCAGGAGCGCCTCAGACGTAACAAGGAGAAGCTCTGGAAGCCTCGGCTGGTATTCACGATGGGCAACCATGAGCAGAGGATCAATCGTGCCATAGACGATGATCCAAAGCTGGAAGGCGTG